CAGCACTTCACGATGGGTTGTTTAGTTATGACTGCGTTGCTGGTCTTGGCCTGGTGGGCACGAACCGCGCTATCCGTTGCTTTATTGGTGTCGATCAACTTCCGCGAGCGGGAGTCTTTCAGGCGCTCGCGCAGCTCGCTGACGTCGGCAATCTTTTGGCGATGCTCGGCCGCGCACTTCACAAAGTCGTTGAGGTTGATCGCGATGATGTTGTCTTTCTTGCTGTGGTTGACCACGGGACCGTCGGCGTCGAGGCCTTCCAGGTATTCGTACACTTCCCAGAATTCAGCCACTACCGGATGGTCGGAGCTGATCGAGGACTGGCGCTCAATCGCCATGCGGATGATCTGCGTGCGGGTGTGGCTGATCTGCGGTTCGGTGAGCGGCACCACCATGCGCAGGCAGTCGAGCAGGGCGAGCAGTTGGGCGTGGTTTTTGTTGATCCGCTCGACCCGGATGTAACCACGCAGCTTGTTGCCGCAGTGCTGACAATCGGCTTGCTCGTCCTGAAACGGTGTCTCGCAGGCAAAGCAATGCGAATGCAGGTTGCGCAACTTCGTCTCGTAGCCAGGGATGCGCTGGGCGAACAGTTCCATCACTTCCAGCTCTTTGCGAACGGCTTGCAAGACAAAGTTGCTGAGCGTCGAGCCTTCCAGGGCATTGAGCCGATCTGCCGCCGCTCGGCTCTCTGGCGTTACGTTCGGGCGCACAAAGTGCAGTTTCACAATCCGGGTCATGATGGCTTCAGATGCGACCACAGGGGCGTTCTGGCTGATGGCGATCGTGCCGCGAAACGGCGGTTCGTAGGTTTCGTTGCCGGCGGTTTTGACGCCCTTCGTCGCGAGCGTGCCGCCGCCGTAGTAGTCCTTGAGTTCATCCCATTCAAAGGTCTTGGCGTGGGCCTTGTCGTCCCCGCTGCGGTCCGACTCCAGCAGCACGATGGGCATGCCCGATACCTGGCCCATCAGGCGGCTGCGGCCGGCCTTGGTGGACTTGGATGGGTCGAACCCTTCGTATCCTTCCCGGCCTGCCAGTTTCCAGAGCAGGGTAAGCAACGTGGTTTTACCGGCCCCGGCCTCGCCTGTGGCTTCAAGGAACGGAAACGACTGGTAGCGGCTGCGGATCTGCTCGGCGAAAAGTGAACCAAACCAAAAGGTCAGCGCGACGATGCCCTGGGCGCCGAAGCACTGCCAGAGAAGTCCGAGCCACTGTTGATCATAGGTTTTACCGTCCTTCTCCAGATCGATCTTCACTCCCTTTTGTAGGGTCTTGAGCTTGAGTTTGCCCATCTCAAAAAACTCCTCCTCGTTAATGTGGATCACCTGGCCTTCGCGGACGGCAACGTCGCTGAACACGTAGCAGTGGTACTCCTTGCTGTAGCCCACGTAGTCGATGGTCTGTACGGTCTTGATGCCGAAAAGCTGGTCTTTCATGAGTTTGTCCAACTGTTGCCCGCTGCCGGTGAACACGGCCCCGGCACCCATGCCGAGAAGTCTTTTTTTGAATTCGCTGGCGGCAGCGACCTGGCCACCGGTGAAGGTGTTTTTCACTGAGCCTCCGTCGTGGGGAAAGTCGACGCGGAAGAAGTACCAGGACTCGTCGGTAATCTCGTTGCGCTGGAAATAGAGGGCTTTGGGGTAGCAGTTGGCGATTTCTACGACGCAGCCGGCCACGTTCAGCGCCTTCTCCCGCAACTGCTTTTCGTTCAGTACCTGGGTCTCTTGGTCGTCGCTTTTCTCCAATGCCTGCTTGGCGCTGTTGTATTTCGCAAGGTCCAACTTCCACCAGTACAGGCGGGAGTCGAAGCAGAAGTGAAACTCCTCGCGCTCGCGCCACTGGTACATGAGCAACGCCTTGTCACTGGCACTATCTGCGATCAGCAGGGCGCCCTGGTGACGGGCCTCCTTCAGGTCTTTTTCAATGCGATCAGCACGGGATTTTTCGTCGTCGATAAATGCCCAGCGCTGGTGCAAATCGTTCCAGTCAACCTTGCGTGCATCCGGCTGCGTTACCTGGGCGGCTTCGCAGGTAAAGCCAAGTTCACGGGCTCGTTTCACCCAGGTACGGGTGTATTTGTGAGCGCCTGGCTCGTTATCCAAAGCCCAAACCAACTTGGGAGTTTTGCCGCCGCGAGCGGTGATGAGGGCCTTGAGCGACTCTTCTGGAAAGGCGTTTGATGACAGGGCGGCGACTGCGGAGATACCGTTTTGAATGAGCGCAATGGCGTCGAAAATGCCTTCAACGATCCACAGCTCGTTCACCTCCAACAGGTCCACGCACGGTGGGCACCACCAATATCCCCTGTAACTCTTGAGGGGCTGGAAGCGGGCTTTCTTCTTGCCGAAGCGGGAAGGCTGATCAATCAAGCGCTCCCAATACCCGCCATGCTCCAGGGGAAAGCGGACGGTTGCGGAGCCGATATTCAGGTCGCGATCGAAGTAGCTCTCTTGGGTGTACCACCCCTCAAGCAACTGGACTTGGAAGCCCCGCGCAAACGACAGATACGCCCTTGCGCTTGCGGCTGGCTCGTCGCGGGTTGCCGGCGCACGCTTGCTCCAGTCGTCGAACAGGTCCGGGTACAGCTCTTTGGTCGGAGCCATATACCGGCATTTTTCCTCGCGGCCGCATCGTATGAACCATGGTTCATCGTGACGCGAGAACAGGCGTTTCTGATTGCACTGGGGGCAGGTGCCCTTGCGCATGTAATGCGTGCCGGTCATGTGCTGAAGCCCGTAATCGGACTCCAGACGCTGAAGTACGTCAGCCCGGATCTGATCTTCCATTGGCTTACGTATCACTGCGGACGCTCCGCAGTAGGTACAACGAGCTGTTTTTTCAGCTCGCTGCGTGTTTTGCAGATACCGGCCAGGTAGGGCAAGTCCTCAAGCACCCTGGGCGCCCGTTGACCGCTCGGCACATTCCGGTAGCGGTCGGAGTACCAAATATCAGCCATGGTGACTTCGTACTGAGCGGTCAACCACAGCAGGTAGTGCTGCGCCTGCTGTTCGTCCAGCTCCAGTTTTATGGTGATTTTGCTCATTTCGGCCACCAGTAAGTTGCAAGTTTCCCCTACCCACGCGGTGCGGGCATCCATCAGGGATTGATTTCGGGTTAGTGCGGGAGGTTGCGGGTTAGCAGCAGGCGTGTGGGAAGCAAGCGCGCTGAAACGGGGTATCGCTGTTGGGTGCAGTTGTCGAGCAGCCAGATGACCGGTCGAAACGGACCGCTATTCGGGTGAACGCCAAGCCAGGCAACGCGCTTGCAGGTCATGCTTTCGAATTCGGCGACGGCCAGTTCAGCGATGCGTTGCACCAGGTGCTGAGGGACTTCAAGCGACAGCGTCAGGTAGCGGGTGCAGTTCTCGAGCAACTGCGTGTCTCCGGCCAAATGCTGGCAACGATGGCGGTAGAGGTAGGCCACCGCCGCTTGTTGCATCGCGACGCGGTAGTCACTGGCGGGGTTGGTAGTCAGAGCGATGGTGTTCATACAGTTGTGGCCTCCATATCCAATTGATCCAGCAGATCTGGTTGATCGTTGGCGGTTTTCATTGCCTGGCGACGAATGACCACATCTGCAACTGGCAGCTTCACCGCCGGGTTGGGCATGCCGCTGGGGCTCAGTTCGTGGGTCATTTGAAACTCAGCACGCACCGCCCAGCCGCACGCTTCGTTGGTGCATTGCATATAGGTGATGCGCAGGAAAATGTGCTGGCCTTCGCTGGTGCGGATTCGCATGCGGCCGTGGCAGTGGGGGCAGACCAGTTTGTAAGTACTCACTAGACAGCTCCCTGGCTGTACAGCTGAATGGTCGCGAACACCTCGTCGTAGCGGGCGGACATGTAGGTGAGCAGGGCGGCGATGATCGCGTCGGCTTCACGTCTTTCGATAACTCCATCATCAAGGGCGGCAGACATGATCTGATCGACTTTGCCCCGCTTGGCTGAGGCTTTGAGCGAGCGGCTGTACAACTCCACGTTGTCGAGATTCTCCGGGAGGCTCAACGGCACGAACATGCCGCCGTACATTGAGGCGATGTAATCAGCCAAGAACGTGGTGCCGGCGACTTGCTCCAGACGGTGGATGTGTTCGTCGGTCAGCGGGCGACTACCGGCGTTCTCGTAGGCTTGGTTGTCGAACTTCTTGATTGGCATCCCGAGGTCTGCCGAGGCGTATTCCCTTCCGCCTGGGTAGGCGCCTATAACGGCCATGACGACACTCTTTCTGCTGTCTAGAACTGGGCGTTTCATCTTCTGGTTTCTCCCTGGAGTCATCGCCCCTACAGTCGTTTCATACAGCCTGTGCTGATGTTTGTTCGGTGCTCTCCGCGAGGATTCCCGGCAGCACTTCCTTACCGATTAACCGCGACAGGTCTTGAAGGATTTGGAACGTCAACCGGCCACGAGGCAGCTTGTTGTGCCCGGCCCAACGCTGAACCACTTGCGTCACAGTTCTCACTTCATAGCCGTGGCTGAGGGCGAACTGACGGAAGTTGCTACCGCGCTCGATCAATCGTGCTTGGATCTGGCGCTTTTCCATGGCATGGCTCATGGTTGATGTGTTCCTAGTTGGTTAAGATGTACTCATTGCGCATAAGCCTATTTATTCTATTTAAATAAATCAAGCGGTATTTATTCAAAATGCAGAAAAAGTCGCTCGACGCCGTGCTTGAACGCTTGATGACGGTCTTCGCCGTAGACAGCGATAGCGAGCTGGCACGTAAGCTGGACGTGAATCGACAGACGTTGGGGAGTTGGCGTAGCCGACAATCAATACCTTATGCGTTATGCGTAAACGTAAGTGAGGCTGAAGGCGTTTCTCTGGATTGGCTGCTCACCGGGGAAGGAACAATGTTGCGAGGTGTGTCGGTCGCGGCCACTGATTTGCTAGCCACCACTCCTCAGGAGGACGCGATTTTGGCTCTATTCCGGTCCTTGGAGGAGACCGATAGGCGGGAGATACAGAGCGCTGCTGAAGAAAAGAAACGCATAAGGGACATCGAGCAGCGACTAAAGGATTTGACTGAAGCCCTTGCCGATACCAAACGGCCAGCATAGTCTGTACCCATTAAGAACGGATCAGTCAGGCAGGAACGCCAATGATCCGCCTGCACTAGGCTTGATCACAAAGCCGGTGAGCCCGAAGGCAGTGCTGCTTACAACCGAGATACAAGGATGTGACTAATGCAATATTCATTCGCCTTCAGAAATTTTCTATGTTCTCAACTAAAAAGCATACGAGCATGCGCTCGCATGACGGTATGTGTGTATCGAAAAAACTTGTCGCACTTCGTAGTCAAGTGCTCAGGGGATATCACACCAGAATGCGAAAAAATATATAAAAATCACATATAACTATTTGAGAGGGCTAGGGTATGGGCGATGGGGGCGAGAAGGCCGCTGCGGTAGCAGAGGTTAAGTTGGAAAATGAAATAATGAATGTAATTGTCCATAGCCTCAACAAGGCGGACGGTGGATTTGTTATTGATGATCGTAAAGAAGTTCTGGAGGTCGGCGAAACCATCCAGCGTCTGATAGATCAGTTGGCTAAAATATACGCGGCAAAGACGGGCAAGTCGCATGGCCGATTTGAGGATGATGTAGATAATTATCCTGTTTCCAGGTACTTGGAATCCTATTATAAAGCAGGCAGTAGTGACTTCGTTGCTACTACCTTGCAGATGGCTGAAAATCTCAAAATGTCCGCTCAAGGGACTGCATCTACTGGTGGGCACGTTTTCTTTGCGCATTTCAAGAGAGAAGCTGATCAGTCCCATTATTTTATAGTTGCAATTCTTAATGACGAGTTGGGTGCTGCTTTAAATAAGTCCAAAGAAGTTGTGGATGCTCTGCATCTAGATATCAAAGGATTCCGTCTGGCAGGCCGTGTCAATCTGACAACATGGGCTGATGGTGGAGATAAGTACCTGAGCTTCATTAAAGGTCGTGGTCAGGATAAGGTATCTGAGTTTTTTAAGCTATTTCTTGGCTGTAACAATTCAGTCGCAGCGGTGTTGGAGACACAGAAGCTCAGTACCGCACTTGAGTCATTTGCTCTTTCAAAAGGTATGGACGAAGATTCGCGAGAAGAGTTTTTACAAAGTGCTTACACTGTTTGCAAGCGTTATGCTGATAAAGATACACCATTTGAATTGGAGGCTTTTGCGAACGAGCTTTGGCCGGAAGCACCCCAGGAACTTAGTGAGTCATTCGAGGCGTCAGGTCTAGATATTTCTGATGGTTTTATACCTGATAAGCGATCTCTTCGCAGTCTGGTAAAGTTTAGCGGTGCTACAAAGAACTGGCGGATAATGTTTGATCGGGCAGCCTTGAGTAATGATGAGATAGAGTTTAATATTGAGACCGAAACATTGGTGATTAAAAAATTGCCAGAAGAGTTGCTTGCTCGTTTAAGGGTGGAAGTCAGTCAAGATGGCGAAGAGGATTAAGTTTGTAGATTTGCTGCCTATATACAGAGCCATGGAGAAAGCTCCAGGCTCCCTTTACAGGCTTGAAATCACAAATGATGTTTTGAAAAGTGCTTTGGCGCTTGCAATTGATGACTCTAATGTCGATGAGTCAGGTATTGCTGTGCGCCAAGGAGATTATGAAAACATTAGCCTTGGTGATGTCTTTCTTCTAGCTGTTTCCCAGCCAAGGTTGGGGTTAGGTATTCTAGCTGAAAGTTTTGCAAAATATATTACATCGACGACCGGGGCCAGGGTCAAAGAAAGAGATAATTACTATTTAATAGAAGAGGCTTTTTCATCTTCTGATCAGCCGGTAAATATCAGTGTAAATAGATATCGTAGGGTTTTGAGGTTTATTGGGCTGATTAATGAGTCGGCACATTATTTGGATTCGGCAAAGGAGGAATTGGTGTTTTATAAGGACGGTCGGTTTGTTGTTCCTCTATTTTATGGCGTGCAAGAAGTCGATGCGCTAGATTTTTCTGTCTTTGAATCTTTAGAGCGGTTTGTGCTTGATCTGTATCATAAAGAGCAGAAAATTAAGATGCTTGGCGAGAATTTGATTGAAATGCTTTCCATGGTTCCAATGAGTGAAAGGTTTTCTTACCTGATTTCCCATTTAGGTGATTTGTATAGCCGCCTGCAGGCTGGTTATAATCTTTTTGCTTCAGATTACACCTATGAGAAAGCTGTTACTGAGGTGCATGCTTTTAAAGTTGATGTGATAACTAAAATTCATAAAGCTATTACTGATATTCAGGCGCAGGTTCTAGGTATTCCAATCGCGACGTTTATTGCACTTAGTCAGCTCAAAAAAACTACGGGGCTGAATGCCCAGTTTGCTGCGAATACTGTTATTTTTTTTGGTGTCATGGTTTTTTGTTTTCTTCTAATAGGGTTTTTGGCTAATCAACACGCTACTTTGAATACTATTAATCAAGAAATTTTACGACAGAAAAAGGTTTTTGCAAAAAGATTTGAAAGTAAGCAGGTGGCGTATGAGGGAGAGTTTTCTACGATAGCTGGGCGCCTACGTTGGCAGTACGCAGCAGTTTATGCAATAGCAACTCTCGATGTCCTAATGTTCTGTGGTTCCGCTGTATATTATGTTCTTCATACACGACCAATATATGATTTATTGTTTTAAGGTCGATCCGCTATTTTCTTCGTTGTAATTATCAAGCTTTAATTTTTTGCCATTCTCTTTGCGCGGCACGTTTTGCAGTGCGTTCACTGGCATACAACCACCGCAACCGCTTCGGCCTCGCCTGATCCCCCGCCGTAATCGTCTTTTCCTTCCCGGTCTTCTGGTCTCGGAAATACGCGATGATCCCTGTGTAATCGCCTCTATTCTCTTCTGCCAGGTCCTCAACGTTATCCTCCGGCAGCTTGCTCTCCAGCTCCAGGCTCACGGTATAACCACCGCTGTCAGTTAGGTTGTGTTGCACGTTGCCACCGTACCAAATGATCTCGTCGATCTCCGCTTTCACGCCCTGGAGCGTGTACGTCAGCTCGGGGATCAGATCCGGCCGGCCCATGGCCAGGGTGTAACTCAAAGTTGCGCTGCCACGTTGCAGGCGCCGGAACTCCGCCCGGGCCGCGCGGAGAGCTGACTGCTGGTCGCTGTACGTGTGTCGCAGATCTTTGAGGTTGTCGCCGCCGCCGGCAATCGCCTCCTGTTTCTTGGCGCTGTTCACGTCGTAGTAATAGGCGCGCACGCCGTCGTAGCTGTCGCGGTCGGCTTGCAGGTAGCGGTGCTGATCGCCATCGGCGCGGGTGAGGGTGATATGGGGCAGGTCCATGCCGCTGGCGGTCTTGCCGCCACCCGCCGGCAGGCACAGTAGGCAGCCGGCTTTGACGCTGGCCACCGCGTCGAACTCTTCGCCCAGGCGGCTGATCAGGTTGGCGTCGGACTCGTTGGCCTGGTCAAGCTGCAGGATGGGCAAACTGTCGAGCGCACCGGAAATGGTGGCGGTGAGTCCGTTGCCGATGGCGATATCGCCCAGGACGTCGCCGAGGGTGGTGTTGCTCCAGCTGCGCTCGCGCTTGGTTTTCAGGCCTTTGCGCAGATCTGCCGATCGAGCGCGGATGCTTAGCACGTCGGGCGCGCCGCTGTGTTCGGTTTCGTCGACGGTGTAGGTACCTTTGTCCACCAGGCCCGTGTCGCTCCAGCCGAGCCACAAACGGACCACCGCACCCTTCGGCGGAATCGTCAGCAAGCCGTCATGGTCGCTGAGGGTGATGCTGAGCTGGTCGGCCTCGACGCCGCGGTTGTCGGTCAGCTCCAGGCTCATCAGCCGCGGGCTGATTATTGGGGCAATGTCCAGTCCGTCGACGGCGAGCCGAAAGGCCGGAACAGGATAGGCTGCGTCTCGGACATAGCGCTCTGCGGTGTTACGCAGGTAGCCCGTGACCTTGGCAATGATGGGCTCTATCACAGCAGGCCCCGCAGGATGTTGACGCCGATGCTGGTACCGGCGCCGAGCAGGTCGATCCGGTCATCATCGGTGCGCTTGATGCTCAGGGTGAACTCAATGCGTCGTGCCGTACCGTCGGGAAAAAATATGGTCCTGGTTTCGCTGAGACTTTCGATCACCCACAGGCCGTAGATCCGCCCGGTACCCTCGACCATGGGCCAGGCCTTGCCGGTGTTTGCCATCAAGCGTAGCGAGTCAAGGCTGAGGGCCGTGCCGGCCAGTTCGGGGAAGAGGATGCCGGGGAGGGTGATGGCATCTTCGCCACGGCCAACGAATTGCCGCGCGGGGGCTGCACCGATGCGGCTGTTGCTGGCGTGGCGCCAATCGGTTTGGCGTTGTAGCTCCTGGTAGGCGGCGGTGTGGAGGCTGAACACGAACATGCCGAGTGCCATCATCATGGTAGTTATTCCAGGTCGGAGAGTTTGCTGCGCTGACGCGCTTTCTTTTCGTTTTCGATGCGGGTCAGCATCGCGCGCAGGCTTTTTTCCAGACTTTGCATGTCGATACCAGGCCCTGCGGTGATGGTGATTTGGTAGGTGTCGTGGCTGTCGTAAACGATGGCTGCAGACGATCCGCTGATCGGGGGCGCGTTATCCACGGCAAATGCCGGCATAGCGCTAGCGCCGAGGGCCAACGTGCCTGCGGCGGTCATCTGCTTGCTCATGCTGGTCAGGGCATTCAGTGGGCCTTTCTGCCCTCCCTCAAGACCCTGAGTAAGCCCGGCCATGGTGAACCCGCCCAGCTCCGCAAACACCCGCGACGGGCTGTGGATGCCGAGTTTTTCCTTGAACCAACCAATACTGGCGTCTCCGATCGAGCCGATGGCGTCTTTGACGGCGCCGATTCCGGCCGTCAGCCCATTGATCAGGCCGTTGACGATCATGCCGCCGAACTCGGTGAAGCGGCCGGGTAGTTCGATGCCCAGGTAACTCATCACGCCGGCGAACGCTTGATACACCAAACCGAGGGGGCTGAAGTTGACCAGGGTGGTGATGATGCCGCCGATCCCACCATCGAACCCCGCTTTGATCTCGGTCCAGGCGTTGGCGAAGTAGTTCTTCACTGCGTCCCAGTTTTTGTAGATAAGGTAGGCGCCGCCGGCCAGCGCGGCGACGACGGCAGTGATAATCAAGACAATCGGGTTTGCTGCCAGGCCCCACAGAGCCACACCCACGGTGCGTAGGGCGGTCAGTAGCGCGCCGCTCATTGTGGTAGCGACCATTCGGACGCCCTGGGCGAACATGGGGAATGCGTTGCGGGCCAGTCTGGTCAGTGTGGGCATTAGGCGGCCGAGCATTTTGGTAATGCCGCCACCCTGAAGACCGAACATGGTCATGCCGTAACGCAGCACTGCGAACGGCCCAAGCATGCTTGCCATGGTCAACGCCAAGCCGCCGAAAACAAATGCCATCGCAGCAATTGCGGCCACGACCTTGACCAGGCCCCCGGCCAATTTAGGGTTCTCCCGGGCCCAGGTGCCGATGCTGTTGGCGATTTCGCCCAGGGTGTTGATCAGATCCTTCAGGTCCGGCGCTACCGCTGCACCGAATTCCGCCATGGCGTTGGTGAAGCTGCCTTCTGCGGCCTCAATGACGTTGGTGAGGGTGCCTAGCTGTTCATTTACACGGGTGCGTAGGTCGGCTTGAGTTTGCAGCTTCTGCTGGACTTCCCGATATCCCGCCAGACCCTTGTTCATCATGGCGTCCAGAGTCGACATCGTCTCCGCATCATCCCCGAACAACGTCTGTTTTATTTCTGTTCGATCGGTATCGTTCAGGCCCTTCAGCTTCTCAATTTGCGCATACAGATTTTCCAGTCCAGCAAAGTTGCCCTTATCATCCGTAAACTTGAACGACATCCCCGGTTTAGATTTCGCGAGCGCTTTGTTCGCTTTGTCGACTTTGTCTTGATTCAGCCCCGCTTGGAAAATTTTGCGGAAGGCGTTGCCAGCGGAACCACCGTCCATAGCTGCCTGGTCCATCATGATTAGCAGCGGCGCCAGTTCCTTTGCAGCATCGATCCCTGACTTCTTGATCACGTCCATCACCGGCGCGATCTTGCTGAAACCCTGGAGCATGTTGCCGGGGTCCACACCGGCATAGAACCCGCGCTGGATCGTGTCCATCAGGCCCATCATGTCTTTCTCGGTGGTGCGCGTTGCGTCCTGCATTTTGGCCGCGAACTCCGCCGCCTCTGTGGCTTCCATCTTCAACTGGACGCCCAGATATGCAGCCGCCTCACCTGTCCCGCCGAGAATGCTCTGCGCACTCAGGCCCTGACGGCGGAGCATGGTCATCATGTTCTGGAAGTCGGCGGTCGTGCCTGGCAACCGGTCACCCAGCTTGGTGGCCAGGTCGGTGATTTTTTGGAAATCCTCCGAGACCTTTCCAGTGTCGTCCATCATCGAAACTTTGAGCTGTGTGGCGGAATCCTCATTGGGCGCAAAGGCCTTCACTGCGGCGGCAACGGGGCGGCTCGCTGCGTAACCAACGCCCAAACCGGCGGCGCCGTTCACGGCGAGATTGCCGGCGGCGCGCTGAGCTTTCTCCATCTGACTGCGGGCCATAGCCGCCCGCTTATGCTGAGCACTCAACTCTGCCATCCGCTTGCCTTGCGAACTGATGCTGGCGTTGGTGGCGTTGATTTGCTCGCGCAGCTGGCGCTCGTGGGTGCCGAGGTTCTTGGTGCTGATGCCAGCGTCGTAGAGTTTGGAACGCAAGCTCTGCAGTTGCACGCTCTGCTGCTGGTGCTGCTGCTTGAGCCGCGTGGCCTCGCGCACCGCCGCCTGGAAGCTTCGGGTCATTGCCCTGGTCGGCGCATCGGTTGCCGCGAGTTCCTGGCTGAGGGATTTGACTCGATCACGTGCCGCAGTGAGCGAAGCACCGGTTTGCTCAGCAGCCGCACGCTGAGCCCTCCAGGAGCTGACGTCTTTCTGTTGGCTGGTGAGTTCTTTCAGGCGGTCGCGAGCGTCCTTCAGGGCGCGTGCAGTCTGGATGCCCCCTTCGCTGATGTGCTTCAGGGGGCGGGTAGCTTTGTCGATGGTACTGAGCAGCACCTGAAGTTTCAGATCATTTGCCATCGGTGGAGCTCCGCACCCTGGCGCGCTCGCGCCAGTCCATCAGTTCCTTCAAGCCCAACTGATCCATGTC